TTGCTACCCAAATATCATCATCATCATTATCATCATCATCATTATCATTCAAAACAAATAGTTCTAGTTTCTTCATGCTTCATTCTCCCGTTTATTCCATGCCTTTAGCGCATTTTGTTCTACTTGGCGCTTGGCCCTGCCAACCTCAATTTCTGTGAAATTAGCTGCAAAACCTTCGGCCATCGTTAGCGCTTGCGCCGACCTTTCCTCGGTAGGAGCGGTTACTGCCAGCTCTAGTGCTAATACCAGTGCTTCGTAGTCGTTCGTTGGTTTGTTCATGCTTCATGCTCCCTTTTATTCCATGCTTCTCGTGCTTTTTGTTCTGTTTGAAAGTATTCAGAGCAAGTAAAACAATTATTACAAACAACACAATTGCCTCCTTCTTCGCCAATTCCAAAATCAGACCAACCACCGCAAAATGGGCAAGCCTTCAAGTTTTCTTCGTGGTTCTTGTTCGTTGGCTTATTCATAATCATCTACTCCCTTAGCTGTTCAGCCATTCATCATAAGTTTTTAGGGGCTGACCTGTAAAGGTATCGTTCCCTTCACTGTCGCCAGCACAAGCCAGATATATCTGGTACTCGCTGTCATTGGTCCCCCTGGTCTGCGTCTGCCAGTCGTTGCTGTATGTTAATTCCATGTCGTTCTCCTTGGGGCTTTCGCCCCTATTGGTGGGTTATTAATCACGGTTTATTAGTTCATAGATACCAGCCACAATTGCGGAGGCGATCAGGAATAAAGGCAGGCCGAACACCAGTCCGAATGTGTGCGGCAGGAACTCTATATTAAACAATGTTATTGATTGCATAAGTTATCCTTGGTGGGTTAGCTTTAACTACCTATGCGACGGCAAACAAAACCGCCGCGCCTTCCTACTTTTAACCGGTAGTCTGGAAAGTCTGGGTAGCCCAGCGTTTCCTCGTCGCCGTCGGCCTCGCCTAAATAAATGTGGCCAACTGGGTTAGGCTCCCCCCACTGGCTTATATTCCAGTGTTCTTTAAGGTCTGCCATTGCCGCAGATAGCGACGGGTAGTTAGTGGCTCGCACTGGGTAAGGGCTTGCGTATCCTTCCGTAAAGTATCCGTATACTTTCATAAGTTATCCTTGGGGCTTTCACCCCTATTGGTGGGTTATTGGTTATTATTGTAGCGGTTGCGAGTAAGGCAATAGCTATCAATCCACGCTAAAACTTTATAACTAGCCCCTAAATATGCGGCATGTTTTGCTAGGTCTTCAACGCTGTCATACTTCCCCTCGTCTGCGCATTCCTGCAAGACAATTGCCGCTTGAGTTTGATCGTTTAAGCGAATGGCTGCTTGTGCGCATGCCTGCAAAAAGCTGGTTGTTTCGTTTTGATACATTTTATTCTTCCTTTGTTGGTTTATATTGAGTCGTAAACTGCTTTAATGACCACGGCGGCAAACCAGATAATAAATATCCATACGCCAAGGTGGCCAGTCTTTAGAGCTTTAAATAGATTCATTTATTAAGCTCTGCCTGTAACGCGTTAATTTCTTTTCCCATGGTGTTATACAAAACCATTAGGCCAGTTATCATCGCGCATTTATCAGCGTCCCTCATACTATGGGCGAGCTTCATTCCGTAACTAGCAGCGCCATCTATGCTTTCGTAGGTTGCAAAAACGGGTACGGTTTTTATCGGTTGAGTGTTCATTGGTAAAACTCCTTTTCTGGGTTAGATGTAGTTTATTTGATCTTGCAATATGGGTGCGTCTAGGTAAGTAGACAGCGCCAGCGCAATATCAGCTTTAGGCGTTAACGCTTGATGAGTAGAAAACCAGCGGTATTCTGTGCCATCGCTTAAACATATTTCGTAATCATCACCGTGGTCAGTGACTCGGTAATTCAGACCATCGCGCTCGATTGTTGCAACAACTCCAAGATTAATTATCATTGGTAAAACTCCTTTGGTGGGTTTAAAAGTCTTGGATTACTAAGCCGCCATCAGACAGTTCAATAACGCTTGTATGGTCGCGGAGGTCTTCTAGGCTCTTAATGTCCCAGTAGTTACCGATCACCTCTTTGATGCTTTCGTATTCTGTGAACTCACAACAGATGGCGATCACATCTAGTTCAAAAGGCTGGCCGATGTCTTCGCTAAGGTCGTCGAAGTATTCGTACATGGCTTCGAGCGCTTCGTTGCTAAAGTTCTCAGGGCGTAGAGAGTTGAACGCTTGCTTGAACTCACATGGGTAAACAGTTTGCATAATCATTGGTAAAGCTCCTTTGGTGGGAATTGGCCCCAGCTATCGCAAGGGATTGATCTATTATACCGTTACGCGTCACGGTGTACAAGCGCTTTAATACTCGATAGTTAATAAACTGCCAAAGTGGCAGTGCTACTGGGCTTTATACGTGGTCTAATTTGTTCAAATACCAAACTAACCACTTAACCCGCTACGGCGGGTTTTGTCGTTTTAGGAGGGCCGCACAAGTGCCGCCACTAGCAACATGGGACAATTAAAGAACCACCAATGGGAGACAGCCGCACAGGTATTCGTTTCGACTGGGAACAAGACTGAGGCATATAGACAGGCCGGTTATTCCACCAACATGACAGACAAAGCGATTAGCACCAAGGTTCATAGAGTATTTAATAACGGCGTGGTATTGGGGAGGGTGGCAGAATTACAAGCAGAGCAAGCAAAGCTTCACGCTGTAACCATTGAGAGCCTAACCGCAGACCTCAGAGAAGATCGGGCATTGGCTTACTCTGTAAAAAATCCAAGCGCAGCAGTTGCCGCCGTTATGGGCATGGCTAAGTTGCATGGATTTGATAAGCAAATAATATCAGCGGACCCAATCAATCCACCAAGCTTGATAAATATTGCAATCATTGACAGCAAAACGGCAAAGCGTCTCAATGGTTAAAGCTAACAAAATCAATAGTTTAGATCTAACTTTGGCTAAACCTTTCGAGCCTTTGCTCAATCCGTGCCGGTATAAAGTGGTTTACGGTGGCAGGGGTTCAGGTAAAAGCTACTCAATAGCCATGTTATTGGTATTAGCTGCCTATAAAGAACCGCTTCGCATCCTTTGCGCTCGAGAGATACAGAAGAGTATTACCGACTCAGTACACCAGCTACTGGTTGATACCATCGACCGACTGGGCTTGTTGAGCCATTTTGAAGTGCAGAAGACACAAATACTAGGCAAGAACGGTTCGCGGTTCTTGTTTGAGGGCTTACGGTCCAACATATCTAAAGTTAAGTCGATGGAAGGCATCGACCGGGTATGGATTGAAGAAGCCGAAAGCGTGACTAATGCGAGTTGGGACACGCTTATACCAACCATAAGAAAGGATCATTCTGAGATATGGGTATCCTTTAACCCATTAGACGAGATGGACGCCACATATCAGCGGTTTGTTGTAGAGCCGCCCCCTGGTTCATTCGTGGTTAAGGTTAATTACGACGAGAACCCGTGGTTTCCTGAGACGTTAGAAGCTGAACGCTTACACCTTAAAGAGAAGAACGCAGCGCTATACGCTCACATCTGGGAGGGGGATTGCTACGCCAATAAAGATGGAGCTTATTATGCTGATCACATCATCAGTAAGCAGATAAGCAGCGTCCCAGTAGATAGGGCTTTACCGGTCAACACTGCATGGGATTTGGGGATAGCAGATGCCACTGCAATATGGCTGTTTCAAGTGCAAGGCAAGTCTGTACGGTTTGTATCCTATTACGAGTCGAGCGGTGAAGGCATACAGCATTATTTAGATGAGCTAGCAAAGTATAAGCAAGAGCATGGTATTCAATGGGGCCATCACATTGCACCCCATGACATACGGGTGCGCGAGTGGTCAACAGGTCAGAGCCGACAAGAGATGGCTGCAAACCTTGGGATTAACTTCGACATAGCACCCAGTCTTCCAATCATTGATGGCATTGAGTCAGTCAGACGCCTACTGGGGTCTGCATGGTTCGATGAAGAGAACTGCAAAGCCGGTATCAGATCACTGCGGAACTACCGCAAAGAGTGGGACGACAAACGCCAGGCATACAAGACTAAACCATTACATGACTGGACAAGTCACTGTGCAGACGCGATGAGGTATTGCGCTGTCTCGGCTGATACATGGGAGTCACAACCCGTACAAGCATTACAACAAACACGAATAAGGCTAGCAGCGTACGTTGTTGGCGATTCATCCATAGGCTATTAGATGCAAGAAGCTAACGAGTTCGACCAATATTACCAAGAGCAAGAAGTCACAGAACAGTCTGAACAGGCCGAACGTGATTTAGCAGAGCGCTTGCGGGTGTTCGGTGTACGCCTACAAGCTAAGGCAGAAGATCAGGTTAAGCGACGTTTTAGCATTGATGAGCGCTGGTTAGATGATCTGCGCCAGTTCAATGGGCAGTACGACAAGGTCACAGCAGCCACACTGGCAGCTAGTGGGGGCAGTAAACTGTTCGTCAACATCACCCGCAATAAGGTGAATGCAGCAGAAGCACGATTAATAGACATCTTATTTCCAACAGATGATCGCAACTGGGGTATACAGCCCACACCAGTTCCATACTTGTCTAAGCTATCCAAAGACCAAGACCCTGTAAACAATGAGGATGGTAGCCCATTCGTCACTGACAAAGGTGTACAGGTACAGAATAGAGACATAGCACAAGGCGTATTAGAAGAGGCTAGAGAGCGCTCTAATGGTATGCAAGACGAAATCGAAGATCAGCTAACTGAAACCAATTATAACTCTGTGAACCGAGATATGGTCCATGATGCAGTGCTATATGGTACGGGTGTACTCAAAGGGCCAGTCATCCTTGGAAAGACACGACAGAAATGGTCCGAAGTAGTAGACGACCAAGGCCAAGTAGCACAAGTCATCGAGCTAGTAGACGATCTAAAGCCAGGTGCAGAACGTGTTGATCCGTGGGACTTCTTTCCCGATATGCAAGCACGATCAATAGATGACGCTGAGTTTATCTTTCAACGTCACTACATGAGTAAGAAGGCGCTTAGAGACTTAGCAGCTAAGCCAGGGTTCCTGCGCACACAGATCGCTGAAGTATTAAAGCAAGAAGCAGATAACAGCCATACAGCTACACACCTTCAAGAAATGCAGTCTATGGCGGGTTTAACCTCACTGGATAATGGACGCTTTGAAGTGTGGGAGTATCACGGCCCAGTAGAAAAAGATGATCTTATTGCTGCTGGTGTAGATGTTGATGAAGACGATGTATTCACTGATTACAACGGTGTGGTCTGGTTCAGCGAAGGCAGAGTGCTAAAAGCAGTAATCAATCCCGCTGACACAGGTGATATGCCATACAGCGTTTTCAACTGGGAGGGTGATGACACTACGCTATTTGGTGTAGGCATTCCGTACCTAATGCGTTCAAGCCAGAAAGTATTAAACGCTACATGGCGAATGTTGATGGACAACGCAGGGCTATCAGTAGGTCCACAGACCGTGATTAACAGTCAGGTTGTGCGTCCAGCAGATGGCAACTGGCGTCTTACACCGCATAAGGTGTGGGAGCTAACAGACAAGAACGGCAATGTGAATAACGTGTTTGGATCGTTCGAGATTAACAGTCACATGACTGAGCTAATTTCTTTGTTCCAGTACGCACGTCAGATAGCCGATGAAGAGACAGCATTACCCCAGATAGCTCAAGGCGAACAGGGGTCAGCCACTGACACAGCTAGTGGTATGTCGATGTTGATGAACAGTGCGAACACCATGCTTCGACGTGTAGTGAAGAACTACGATGACGACATTACCCGTCCATTTATCAAGCGTATGTACGACTGGAATATGCAGTTCAATCCGAAAGAAGATGTAAAGGGTGACTTTAGTATTGACGCTCGCGGCACAAGCAGCCTTTTGGTCAAAGAGCAGCAAGCAGCGAATCTAATGAATCTGATGAACATTGCTGCTTCACCCTTACTAGAACCTTTAACAAACACCGCAGCGTTATACCGCAAAGTGGTGTCATCTATGCAGATCGAAGCGGATGAGATTGTAAAGTCTACCGAAGAGATCGAGCTTGAAATGCAGAAGATGCAGCAGCAGATGGAAGCTCAGCAGCAGATGATGATGCAATCCCAGCAGCAGCAAGCTCAGCAAGCGCCTACCGGCGACCCACTGGCCGAGCAGAAGCTAGCGCTAGAGCAACAGAAGATGCAGATGGACGCTCAGTTAAAAGGCGCTCAGATCCAAGCACAGGCCCAGAAGCTTCAAGTGGACCAACAGAAGATGGCGTCTGACCGAGAGCTTGAGTTGGCGAAGATGGCCGCAGAGAAGGGCATCAAGGTGAGCGAGATGCGCACTAAGCTAGGCATCGAGAAGATGAAAGTGCAAAGCAAGGATACGCTGTTCGAGAAAGAGCAAGCGTTGAAGATGCGCATGGGCAGTGGCATTTAATTGGACATTGATACGAAGTCAGCCGCATGGCTAGAGATAGCCGAGTGGGCGGATAAAGAGATTAAAGCCTTGCAGGGGCTGCTTGAGGTGGCTCGGTTGAGCCATGAGGACACGCAGTTCATCCGAGGTGAGTTAAACAGTTTAAGAGCGTTACTGGCCATGCCAACGGCTTCGCCGTTGCACATCGCTAGTAGCAACTACGAGTAAACCAAGGGCCGCTAATAAAAGCCGCCGAGGTGTCACCAATGGATAGTACCGAAGTAGTAGATGATTTTGATTCAGCATTTGATGAGTTTGCTGATGAAGGTGTAGTTAACGAAGAGTTAGCGCTAAAAGACACAGGGTTTGTTGAAGAAACCGAAGAGGTGGAAGCAGCAACAGAGTTGGTAGAAGCGCCAGTTGAAGAAGACATCTGGGCCGAGGCCGACGAAGGGTTAAAGAGCGAATACGATAAGCTCCGAGATAACAATGACAAGCTGTCCCACCAAGCGAAGAGTAACGCGGGACGGATTGGCGCACTACAGCGCAAGTTAAACGAATTTCAATCT